ACGCCCACAAGCCCAAGCGGCGGGGGCGGCAGTGAATCAGGACGAGCAGTTCATGCTGAAGACCGCTGAGGCGCTGGGTCGGATCGAGGAGCGAGGCGAGGATACTCTGAGACACGTAATTGCCCTAAACGTCACGGTGTCCGATCAGGGCCAGAGGATCACAGTGCTGGAGAGTTCGTGGCGCACGGGCAAGGTACTAGGCGGTGGGCTAATCGCCTCGATTGCAGCGGGGGCGGCGATGGTAGTGGCATGGTTCCGCATCAGTGGGGATTGATCCGCAACAGGAGCTTCAAGAGGCGCGGCAGCGAATTGCCGAACTGGAGGCGCGGACCAAAACCACACTGACGGGAACACAATTCCTGACGATTGTATTGGTCGGCCCGTTATTTCTGGCTTTCGTGACATTAGGAGTTTTAATTGTCTGGAAGACCACCAGCAAGCCTGCGGAGATAGCGCCACACCTCGACATCATACTGGTGGCGTTCTCAATCTTCGCGTTGCCGGTGACAGGTGCCGCCGCGTCGATAGTGGCGTTAATGAGTGACGAAATAAAGGGCAGGATGAAGTCAGATGAATGAGAAGAAGTTTAGGTTCTCGATACCAGGTCTGAGCCTCCAGATACTTGGCCTATCCAAGCTCAGGCTCCCGCTGCCTGGAGGACTGTACCTCGGTGGCGGGAAGCTGATCGTAGGGTCGTTGACCACGGTGGCACTAGGCTTCCTGGCGTCGATGTTTATCTTGGTTAGCTCAGGCGACCAGGAGATTACCTGGCCGATGGTTGGGGCGTCCTACGATGCTCCGAGCATGGTGGGTTCCAAGGTGGTAGACGCCGAGTTCCCCGCAGATATCAGCCAGACGCTAGAGATCAACATGCCAGCGGGCATCAGGATCGATGTGATCAGCTTCACGAATGTCTCGCTGGGCAAGTCCGGCATCACGGATGCGTTCCAGATCACGGGCACATCGACATCCGACGTGATCACCATCGATACGCTAATCATCCGCAACAGTGAGTTTCCGACGATGGATTGGGCCAACGGTAACATCTACTCGCTCCACGCCACGTCCTCGGTAGTAGTGGCGGGCCATACGTTCTCGCCCACGTTGAGTAGCTCCACCAACGACGTGGTGATCGGCTCGGGCAGAGGGGCCACCAGCTACATCGCGAAGGACATGGTCGTTGACCGCATCATCCTCCAGCAGACGACCTCGGGTGGCGACGTGATCATCGACACGATGATACTGGACGGCGTAAGGGCGTGGACGGGGGCTTTCAATGCAGACTATTTTGAGATCGGGAGGCTGATCCTGGAGAACGTCAGGATTGGTGACGATGGGGACATCAACTCGGCTGATCTGATTCTACACTCCTCGGTATCGGTCAACACCGTGTATGATGGCGTGGTCGAGGAGCCGGTGTTCATAAGATAGGAGGATAACATGGAACATCTCTCTAGGTTCGTCGGCAAAGTCAGGCCGCAGATATTCCTGGCCCTCTCCATACTGGGGGTGATCGCCTATGTTGGGATCCGGGAGGGCCTGACTGAGGTTGCCGTCGGGTGCTTGGCGGGGATTATCGCGCTTGCGAAGGACGTACTCCAGTCCGACTCCGACAAGTGATCGGTCTACTCTAACGGCGTCCACGCCATCGGGTCCGTCAGTAGCAGCGCGGCGAGGTCAATCATCGTCTCACTCCAGCGTATAGACTAAAATCTCGCTACGTGGGTTCTCCTCGTCACGCCCACGCCACAGAATCAGTTCATCTATCTGATGGTCGTCAGCCCAAACTGCCTTGTTCAGAGCGTCCAGTATCAGCTTCGCCATGTTGTCGATGTCGCGCCGGATATTGTTCTTCCGGTAGAAGAAGATGCGCACACCAACGCGTTCTACATTAGTAGTGAAGTGCCGCTCACCAGCAAGATAGTACCCGCGAATAACCTCCTCGGCTGCTACCGTGCTAGCAGGCGTATACGTGGTCGCCTTGCCGTCCTTAATCGTGGTCCGAGCTCGTGCCTTCGAGACAGGCTCACCCGGCACCGTGAAATACGACGCGATACGGTCGTGGGATACCGTCTCAGGCCACTGGAATATGTTGCGCTCAGGCATTGCGCCCCATCAGCCTGTCCAAGTCGCTCTTCATCTGTGTGAGCGTTCTCTGCATCCGTTCCAGCGCAAACATCTGCACGATTGTCACCACGATGATGGCTCCCATTCCTCGGCGGTCACGTACTCGCTACGCGGCTTGCCCCGCGACGCCTCTAGCTGCTCCACGATCTCCGGGCGGACCTCCAGGCCAACGTCGGGGTCGGCCTCGTCCTGGACCGCCAAAACTATGCTCCGACAGATCGCCTCAGCGGGGTTCTTGGATACGACTGACCCCTCGCCGTCGTCAGGGGTGAAGCACACCACGAAGGCGTCCCTTGAGTCGAGCTCGATAACGATGGTCCAGTCGCGGTTGTCCACCAGCCAGACGGCTAGCCTGAACGCTTCGGCAACGTCGGTGGAAGGATGTTTGAAAAACCTTTGATCGGGCGATTGCACTCTGATGTGGTTGGGCACTCGCGGCAAAAGGCCCATCCAGAAACCCGTGGTCTGGTTGGCCGCACCGGAGTAGGGATGGCAATCAGTGTAGAAGGCCACCAGCGCCGCCGCTAGCGCCTGGTCCAGCTCGGCTCCGGTTAACTCAGTCTCGGTTGTCACGTTCCGGCCTCCACTACGGTGATCTGGAACTTCGCCCAGTCCTCGGCGCTAGACGGGGGATGCTCCTCCTGGACTTCCCATCGCTGGTGTTCGCGCCACGCCTGCCAGTGCGGGTCGCAGAGACCAGGGCCGACGGACCAGTCAACCGCCTCCTGGCAGCCGTAGATGCCGCACCAGCCAGTGAAGGTCGTCATGTCTTCGTCTCAACTTTCATAGTAGCGAGCAGAGTTGTGAACGCATACGCTGCTTGTAGCGGGACAACTCCGTTACCGGTGAGCCTAAGTCGGTCCACTCGATGGGCCACCCCATTAGCCACTCGACCCACGTCGGGTTCAGTTGCCCACCAGTTGGTCTGTCCTGTCCCGTTACCACTTGGGCTAGGGTTGGGCGAAAGTTCTCCGACGAGTACCCCTCGATCTTGTTCGCCCTGGGCGTCGGATACATCTGCACCTGCGAGTTGAGATCGGGGGTGTGTCTCTTCTGCTCGGCCTGACTCCCTCCCGGTCGTGTATCCCAGGCCTTCGGGGTGGGCCAGAGCGTGACTGCTTCGAAGAGATTCGGCCCGCGCTGCCCATTCGAGTAGGTGGCTCTGTTCGCCGTGGCGGTAGGCCAGAACAAAGAAGCGTTCTCGGCGATGGTTGGCTCCGACCTCAGCCGCTGAGAATATGCCTTCCGTAGTCTCATAACCCATGTCTCGCAACTCAGGCCGAATTCGCTCCCAGTAGTATCGGGCGATTGGAGGGACGTTTTCGAGAAAAACGCTCCCTGGGTGTATCTCTCGGATGAGTCTAGCTGTCTGGGGCCAGAGGTCTCGTTCATCGCCTGCTCCGCGTTGCTGGCCGGCGGTGCTATGCGGCTGGCAGGGGATTCCGCCTGCGAGAAGATCAATTCTACCCACGAATGGACGGACGACATCGCCTGTGAAGGTGTCAAGATTATCCCAGACAGGAGCCGTATCCAGCCACCCTTCGCCCATTCTTTTGACCAGCGTTGCGGCAGCATACGCTTCTCTCTCCACGTAACAGAGGCAGCGGTAATCGTCTCCGAGGGCAAGGGAGAGTCCAAGTTCAAGCCCGCCTCCCCCGGCACAAATAGCCAGACCATACATCACACTCCTACGACCACGAGATCGGCGCGCCGGTGTCGTCCCTCTGGATATGTATGACGTGTCGCTCCCGGCAAATGTACGCTCCGCCGTTGCTCTGGCCGTTTTTGCCGATGTAGGCCCCCATGTTCGCCCCTCTTGCGACGGCGCCATCGAATGGGCAGCGAATCTGGTAGTAGTGGGAGTCATTGTCCGGCTCGACGAACACCGTCAGATGCGCGAGATTCCGGCGGTCGCCTTGGTAATGTATGCGGAAGCCCCTGCGCTTCGCTCTACGGCGCTCCTGGGGCGTCCCAGCAGGGGATGGCGTGGTATAGGTCACATGCCCGCAAGCGATACAACTCGG